AAGGAGAAGGCGGCGTGGTAAAAGGATTAGGGGGGAGTTGACGGGGAGGTCAAAGAGGGATTTGGTGAGGTGTAGATGGGGGACCAGGCGAGAATGCTTGAAACAGTAGTCAATTACAAAACGTTGTGCTTCAAGGGCGGCGGAGGGGAGATGCTGCCAGAGAGCATCACCAATCTCATAGGCAAAGAGGGCCTCAAGGAAGTAATTGTCGAGAACGTCAGGTAACTTGCCAAGTTTCTCATACTGTGTAATGCGGAGGGCTAAGAGGATGGGATTGCGGACACAGCCAGCCGGGGTGAGCCACCAGCCACAGAACTCGGGGACGTCGGTGATGTTGGTTTTGCCGACGAGGGAAAAGTAGCGGTCGTAGAAGAACCAAGTGTCGGATTCTTTCAAGACAGAGAAAAAGAGAGAGTCGTCGCCGGAGAACGCGCAGCGTTCAGTTGGTTGCAAATTATATCGGGTAGCCATGTAACATATGTTCCAAAAAGTGTTAAAGTCATAAGTACAAAATTCGCCAGTGAAACGCATTATAGAAGAATGTATTTTGTAAGACTGGCGATCTAAAAACATGCCGATTTTGATGTTAAAGTACAAATCTTGAAGGTCGAAGGGTATATTGGCCCAATCCATGAGAACAAGTTCAAATGCGAGAGTCTCCGCTTTGCAGCTTTGGTCATAGGCGGTGAAATCGCAAGTGAACTTGAGTCCGGAACGGGCATTTCGCAAGCACCAAGAATTCAATGATACAAGCGTTCGGCCGCCATGAAGATAGATGTTGTCGGGAAGATACTTATACACTAAATAACGGAGATACCGAGCGACGGGGCCAAGATCGAGGATGTTGATGTCGGGAGAAGTGACCAGAATTTGGCCAGGTTTCATTTTGAAGAAGAGGATGTCGGAGGGGTCATCGTCTTGAAGGCGGAAGGTGCGAGGGGAAGTTTCCACCTTGGCTTTAATCTGAGACTTGACGAAATCTTGCATGGCGCAACGATCCCAATCTGGGTCGGATCGGTCAATGTTGTTCCAGATGGTGGTGATAGGCTTGTTGAGTTTGACGGCGAGGTTCTCAATCATGCACATGGCGAAGAGGTGGTGGTCGAAGGAGGGGGCTTCTTGGGGTAGAGAGAGAAATTTGCGGAATTTCTCGAAGAGGAGGGGGCCTAGCCAAGCTTTGGATTCGAATTGGTGGGCGTT